GGGCCACCGGCATTTCTTTTAGATTTAGGCATCAAAGCGTTTAGCGTAATGATTTTCACCCCTTGGCTCGCTACGGGGAGGGTCGCCAGACCCCTACTGCGAGCATCTCCTTAAGGCCCACCCGAAGGTTGGAGATTCGCAGTCGCTGCCCGTTTGTTACCTACGCTCACAGGTACCCCTCACGCTCCAAGAGCTGTGTGAGGCATGGAGACAAGTTCTCCCCTGTACTTAAGTTACGTAGGTACCGTTCCTCTTCCGCGTGAAGCTGTTGAAGGCTCCAACCCACCCAGGAGCAGAAGAGGGAAACAACAGAGGATGGGAGTTCCACTGGAACGGTAAGGCCAGAATGTATCTTGTAGCGCTCGTCTCCGAATGCGTCCAAAGAATGCAGGGAGGCAAATTGCCCCAAAACCCTACATATGGGTACACCGGGGTAGAACCTATAAGGTTGGGCTTTCTCAAGAAGGCGCCGCTTTGGGTCTACCCCGCCGGTATCTCTGGAGTTCATCATCTTACGAACTACACGAATAGGCCTCGGAATCAGGGTCAAGGAGTCTAGGGTGCGAATAAAGCTACCACCCATGAACTCCGTATTGAAAGTCTCAGGAGAGTCAATAAGTGCCTCTCCTACGATTTCTACCTCAATTCCAAGGTTGCTGGCTTGGTCCACCAGTGAACCAGACTCGACTTCCCTAGTAGATAGGACAGCCATGTCGTCACCTGAGGACCCACAAACCAAAACAGTGTCAGGATTTTTCCTCACGTACCACCTGGCCCAAAACAACAACGTTCTCATTGAAGCTATTGAGCCAAGAGCGGAGGTCCACGGAAATCCTGAACCAAGTATATCCAGCTCTATACTACCCTCCCACGATTCGTAATTCGCAGTCATACGCACAGGAACACTAACGAAACGGATAAAATCGAATAAATCCGCAGTAGAATAGCCTATCCGCAGTGCTATCCACTCTAACGTTTCAGCGTCCTCAGCACGGGTCGTTCCTGAAAGGGTTACATCGAAGGCTTTCCCATCTGCGGTAATCGCGTAAACCAAGTCATGCTCAAAATCACGAAAGCAATTTGATATTGACTCAGAATTACGATTGCCGTAGAAATAGTAAACACCTTCAGTAACCTTTAGCGGTACTCCAGTAATCTCTAATAGAAATTTCTGAATCGCTACACAAACAGGTCCGAACCGGAGTTTCAGCTGTTCACTGCTATCACATATAAGCCTCGGTCGTGAGCTAAGGTCATACTTAGCGAAAACACTCGATTCCAAACAGCCTCCCTTCACGAAGCTGATAGCATATTGCGCTCCAGCGTACTCTTCCCCCGCAAACCACAACCTAATTCTAGGATCATAACTATTGGCTAGAAACTTTTCCAACGGCTTACGCTTTGAACTAGGCAAATCACGTAAGTAGTCGAGTAAAGTACCTTTACCCTGCTTAATAATCCAACCCTCTGTAGAACGGTGTAACATGCTGCGAACCATCCGTCCAGATTGAGAAAGTAATTTTGGTTGAGGTCTGTACTTGGGGGGAACAGACGCACGAAGAGCAATAGCCGCGTACAGATTATGAACACACTTACCATAAACAGTAGGGTGTGTACCAAACGAGCTAAGGTTATGCACTATTAAGGAAGGGTGTGCTGGGTGCTTATCCAAATCAGCCCGGGCAGCCATGCCACCTACGAACTCATTCTTCAACACCTCTAACCACCTATCCTCATCATATATGCATGCTGGAGTAACCCTAGTTTGACGTTTTGGTTCCGTACGCTTGGTATCGAAAGTCGCCACTAACAGTGCCAAAGGTATTACCAAGGTGGCCCACAGTAGCCACTTCCAGAAAAAGGAGAAAGCGGCAACAAGGCCAACTGCAAACAACGCCTCTGCCCACCAGATAACACGAGCCCGCGGCGCTCTGTGCTTAATCTGCCCCGTCTCAGCCTGCTTCCCTAAACCATAAATGGCTCGGATGGATATTTCGGGAGGTAGGCGGAGACTGGACACACTCAATCTGGTGGCACGTCTCGCGTCAGGTGCCGTCACAGTGGCTCTGGAAGCTAGGCCTATCGCTGCTTCGCTCGCCAGAGATGGTGAGACGACATGGATCCCTAAGTCAGACAGTCTCTCCCGCACCCTAGCTGGATTACCCTTAAGAGCTCGACGCTCCTTAAGGTAGTGCATCATAAATGACACAGGCGCGAGGGGTGATCTAGAGACACACAACTGGAATCCCCTGGTATCATAAGCAAAGCCCGCCAAAGGAGGGGTAGTGTCCAACGTTAAAACGGAAACTACATGTCCCATTTCGTCGGACGCCTTAACAGTGGCAGTAAGGAAAAGGCTAGGCTCATAAAACCGCGAGACCTTTTGGTAACCCTGAGTAACAACAGGGGGCAAAGCATGACTAAACGGAGAATTTCCTTCGATCACGGTACTAGTCACCAAACCGTGAAAGTTGGTCCTCAGGACTTCCTCATATCCCAAGACACTGGAAACTCCGGAAGAGTCTTCCGTTTTAGCTACGACATCAGAGCGGGGAGAATTATAGGCACACACAATGCCAACCCCTTTTTGAAGCATCTTTACTAACCAGGAGGTCTCAATAAAATATATCGAGAAGACGGAGATGATGACATCTCCACTCCTTGGTTCAAGATCACCACAAAGATCTTCAGCTCTAACACTTAAGAATGCAATACCGGTCGTGTGATAATCCTTGTAAGCGTCTGCAGCTTGCAAACAAGGATTCACAGCAATGCACCTCTTGGGATTTATTCCCACTGTCTTGCACGCTGCCAGTAAACGATGTGGTACGGAGCCCACGTCGAAGATCCTGCCATGGTGCTTGATCTCAGCAATGTTGAGACATCTCACAATGGCCTGACCCCTGGCTTCGGCATGACGAGGGTGGGAACAGTCCTTAAGGACACTGTGCCAAGCAGTCTTAGGTGTTTCTATCGAG